TAGTAAATCCGGGCGGGGTTCGCATCCGTGCTTGCCCCGCCCGAAAGGAGGGGGAGATTTTAGGCGTGGTTAGTGCCAAAGTGATTGATACCATCAAAGATGCAACGGCACAGGGAACCGTCAGCCCCGGCCTCTTGGGCGTATCCAAAGATGACATGCCCGGCGGCAGCCGTGGCACACCTTCCAGAGGTGGCGTCCATGGCGACAGGGGCTCCAATAGCGATGACTGCACCGGCCATAATGTCCACCGACCCACGGATGGCAACCCATCCCTCAGTGTCATCGGTAATGGCCTCAAGGGCGACCGCGTAAAGACCACTGGTCAGGGAAACGGTGTCCGCCAGTACCGCTTGAGTGACAGTACTCAGGTTGTCTGTGGCCCCACCACTGGTAAGCACATCTACCGTAGCGGCGTCAACCCCTGCAAGGTCGAAGAACACCACATCCCCCAACGCAATGTTTCCTCCACGGGCCATCACTCGCACCTTCTCGGGCTGGGCGATACCCAGTCCGAGGGGTTGTCTTGTTGAAGCGTTGAATAACATGTTTCATTTTCCTTTCCCGGCAGATGTTCCGCCGGACTTTGTGTTGAGAAAACTGCCTCCCCCCACTGTGAGGGGAGGTCAGTCAGTCACGATTTATGCACCCGGTGCAACGATGCCCTGACGCTGACGGGACTGGCAGAACACATTCCACCAGATGTCAATCGGGCATACCCACGACCACGGCTGCTTCTCAAGGAAGTACGGGTCTTTCTTGTAGAAGTACCGCTCGTTGTGGAAGATGGGGGTGAGGTAGTTCCCGTTGACCCAGAAGTAACGGTAACCCGGGGTCGCCGAGGCCGTCTCAGTACTGGAGTTTCCGTCGGCTTCCCAGTCAATCGAGGCGTCGTCGAGATGGGCCACCCGCACGAGGTCAATGCCGTCGAACTGGGGCTTCCCATACGAGGCATCCTGCTTGCGGACGAGGGTATCGTTCGCTGCTCGGAGGAGACGCTTGTACTGGTTGAGTCCACCCTTTGAACAGGCGATGAACTGGTGGTAGGTCGGGTCATACGCGGGCTCGAAGTGTTCGGAGTGGAAGTCCATCGGGGGCATGAACCCAACATCCGTACACATGTTGTCGAAGGCGTCGATGAGTCCATCGGCGTCGCCGTCCGTGTCGTCCGGGTCGTTGTAGTCGTAGTTTTCGACCTGATTCCGCCACTTCGACTCGGTCTGGGGATCTACCCCCATGATGGTTGACCAGCCGTTCGCGTGGTAGGTAGACGCCTCGGTGATGAAGGAGGGGATGGAGAACTGTTCCTCGCCTGAGGTGGTTTCCATGTCCCCGGTCTTCCCGTTCGCGTCCGCCCAGATCTTCGCTTCCATGCCGTTGACCACTGAGGTCCAGCACCGTTGCTCGATCTTCTTGCGGAGACGCTTGAACATCGTCTTCACGCTGTTCCGGGTTCGACCGGCCCCGATGTTGAGGGTGACCTCCTGATCCGTCCATGACATGTGGTCCGTACTGAACCGCCATGGGATCGAAACCTCGGTCACGACCTGCGGCATCGTCCATGTGAACTCTGCGTTCGGGGAGTAGTTCGTGAAGGTGTTCGCTTCATCGAACATGATGTCGTCTTTGATGTCTTCGCCGCCTTGGATCACCTTGTCCATGTCCTTCCCCTTGAGGAAACGGGGGAGACTGTAGGTCGTCTTTACCGCTTCATTGAGGAACTTCTCGGGTGAGGTGAAGTAAGCCGGGCCAGTTGTCTTCACGAAGTCCGTGAAGTTTTCTAATGCTGTACCTGCCATTTGTCACATCCTTGTGTAAGCCCATCGCATCCTTGCGACAGGGAACCTTGAATACTTATACCGGCGGGTCAGTCGCTGACCATTTCATTGAAGCCCATCGACCCCTGACGCTGACGGTGCTTGTTGATAGCCCGTTGGTCGCCGTCCATGATGGCATCGAGAAGCATGTCCTCCCGGTCCGCGTCACTGACGGGGACTCGGTCGTTCGTGCTTTTCTTGTGAGCCGTCATGCTCTGGCCTCTGGTTCGTGCTTCGTTCGTCCGCTTGGTGCGGTTTTCATACTCTGCGAATAACTCGTCGGCAAACACTTGTCGGCATGCGGCCTCGGCTGCCTCCCTCGTGGACCCATACTCGTTCTTATCCGAGTCCATGAAGTCCGAAACCTTGGCCCGTCTGCCTTCGTCTTCGAGGTTATACCTCTCAGACAATCCGTCCATTACCGTTGAACGGGCGTTGGTCGTCGCCTCCTGCATGGTGCTGTTGACCTGTTTCTGGAGTTCGGCAATCTGGTCTACCAGTTGCTTCGTCCGGGAGTCAACCATACCACGCATGTCGGCGGCGTACTCCTCACCGTACTCCTCGACCATCCTCTGGTAGTGCGGGTCGTCCGTGACCTCTACACCACCAGATTCTGGCTCAGAGTCCGACCCGGCTTCCGGCCCCTTGCCTTCTTCGAGGCGTTTGAGACGGTTGCCGATGGAGTCCTGCTCCGCCTGCTGCTTCGCCAGTGCCTGTCCTCGCTCGATGATGTCGGCTTCGGACTGACCTTGGAGCCACTCAGGTGGAGTGCCTGCTCGCTGGAATGCTTGGAGTGCCTTCTTGTACTCGTCGGGGTTCAACTCGCTCTCGCCGGTGTCCTCGNTNGAGGGTTCAGCGGCAGAGGAGGTGTCCGTTGTTACGGTCGCTCCATCAGTATCTTTGGGTACTGGGTCGCCCTTGTCAACCTCAGTGACCTCCTTTTTCGTGAATCTCCCGTCCTTCCCCCGGTGGGGAGAGATCACCACCCCCTCGGGGATCTCGTTATACGCGGCCTCCCCGCCGGTGTCATCGCCCCCGAGCATGTTGTCGAGGACAGAATCGGCAGCGGCCTCGGCGGCGGTGTCGGCCTCCGAGATGGCGTTCATGGTTTCAGTGTGGGTGGTTTCGTTGATGGTCATAATGCCTCCTAGTGTTTGTCGTATCCGTACTTGGCTTGGATTTCCTTCTCATGCTTCCGTGACTTGACGATCACCTTCTCCCGCCCCATCTTCCCCTTCTTGTTCTTGTACCGGACAGTCTCCGCCCCCTTGAGAGTGTGGGGGAGGGAGTGACTGACATACGGGTACTTGTGGCCCTGCGTCCCCAGTTCACCGAAGTGGATGAGGCCCGGGGCCGTGATGACCTTCATGAAGGTGACGCCATCCTTCACGATCTCCTGTGGGCATTCCCTCATCGTGAAGAACATCTCCTCCCGGTCACCCTGCTTGTTCTCGAAGGTGTAGATCGGCATTACTGCATACTCCTGACGGGTCTACCGGCCTGTCCCCCGGCCTGCTGCCCCTCCATCCCCGGCCCGGGTCGAGGCCCGGCCTGTTCCTCGCCCATCCCCTGCTGCTGCTGCTGGAGTTGTTGTGCGGCCTGATTGAGCATCTCCTCGTTCACGACATCCCCCCATGTCGGGTCGTTCATCACCTCCCCGCCCTTCTGGAAGATCGCCTTCCAGTCGAGCCACGGGCTCTGGGCGATGACCGGCACGGCCTGAATGTACAGTCCCACCATCTCCTGATACTGCTGGCGAAGCATCGCCTCATTCGTCCGCTCCATAGAGTAGGGCTCAATCTCAAGTTCAAGGTCTGAGACATCGACGCCCCCGCCCCGGATCTGCGGTTCAGACATCTCCTCAATCGTCTTGAGTTCCTCCCTCTCTAGAGAGTCGATGGCCTCGCTGACCTCGGGGCTCCGGCTGGCGAGTTGACGGAGTCCTTCCGCCTCCTCCGCCGCCGCCTCCTCCCCGAGGTGGTACATAATCCGGTCATCGTTGGCAAAGTACCACGAGACATTCTGGAGTACACGCACCACGCTCTCGGTGAACTCCTGCTTGATGAAGGCCAACGCCCCCTCGCTGGCGGAGTTCGCCAAGGATACCTCGGTGGCGGTGTTGTTCCCGGTCAGGTTCCCCCGCTGGAACTCGGTGATTCCGGTGTTCCGGTCGAGTCTGTCCAGTGACTGGGAGAGTTGGGAGAGGTGCTGCTCGGTGATGCCNCCCATCTCNATNGTCTCGACCTGCTCCCGGGCNAANCCCTTCACGGGGACGACATATGAGTCCCTGCTGCTCTTCACCTTCTTGGCGAGGTCNGGGTTCTCTGCCGAGACGAGGGTGATCCGCTTGTACTGGCTGATCCCCCGTTGGCTCGCCTGCACGACATCATTGAGTGATGACATCTGGGTGAAGGTGGCCGCGAACGGGGAGAGGGGCCATATGTTGCCGGGGGCGGGGTAGACCCCGAACATGGTGTACGGGCCTGCTGGCGACCCGTAGAATCCCCGGGGCTCCCGCAACCACTCCGCCTTCTTGACCTGCTTGCCGTCGTCGTCGTTCTCCTCGCCGGTGGGATATGCCGCCAGCGTGTACAGCGTACCGTGCATGCCGGGCATGCCATCCTCCTCCTCGGGGCTGATGGCCTCGGGCACCCAGATCTCGTACCCCACGATCTCCTTCCGGTCGATGTTGTCCTTCGCTGTCTTATCACGGTTCAGGTCGTGGGTGCCGGTGCCGGTGCTGACGGCCTCAATGTTATCCGCGTTCCACCCGTTGTCCTTGTCCTCCGCGAGTTCGAGGAGGTCGTCTTTATCCCTGACCCACTTGTGTCCCATCCACCTCGCCGCCCCCCAACTTGTGGCGAGGGGGTCAATGATGAATCGGTCTGGCTCCAGCCGGTAGACCATGGGACGGTGTGGAGTCTCTGGATCCCGGGGATCTTTCCATGGCTGGGGCTCGACCACGGTCTGGGCGATACTGTAGGAGAAGCACATCTCCACATAGATCCGCTTCAGTATCTGTCGTAGGTTGACATCCCGTATCCATCGGTTCAGCCCGTGCCGGTGGCTCTTCGCCACATCCGCGTTCTGCCCGGGCCTTCTAGTCTTCACCCTGACCCGGGGATTATCGAAGATGACCTTCGAGGTGGTCAGCCGGATGAACTCATACATGTGGTTCTCGGGCCAGTCGTCACCCTCCATCGTCCGGTTGCTGTAGGCCGACGAGGTGTACTTGGCGATCATCTCACTCTGGAGAGAGAGGTGTGCGTCCCGGTGGGCTTCCGATGCCTGAACTTCCGAGAATAGGTTTGATGGTGAGGTGTCTAGCATCCGTGCTACTCACTTATAAAAAAGCCGGGGAGGAGGAGAATGTCCCCCCCGGCCCTGAAAGGACACCCTCAGTCTGAGAGGGCTTTGATTATCTTGTCCGCGTTCCCCTCGAAGTCGATCACTGTTCGGTCACCTCCTATGCCGTTCCGTCGGCCAGAGCCGTACACCGTGCAGACACAGTTGTTATCCGCGTCCATGATCCGGCAGGCGTTCCGCAGGGGAGCCCCTGTCTCGTTCGCGTAGACCTTGACGAACCGGGTCGAGGTGGCCCGGGTGACGCCGATGTCGGTCACGGGGACGGGAGTGGGGTCTGGTGCCGGGGTGTAGTTCGTCACCTCACGGGGGGTGTCCTGCTGGGTGAGTTCGTTCTCGATCTCCATCCGCTTCCGGCGGGTGGTGGCGACTCCCCTGCTCTGGGCGAGGATACGCAGATCTCCCCATGACATTTCGCTGTACTTGCTCTTCGTTGCTGTGGTCATTTGAACCTCCAAGTGTTGTTGAACTTGACCTTTTCGTGATCAAGATACTTGCCATATGTACCGGCCTTGTATTTCGCCTCATCGGGGGCGGGTCGCCAGTCATTGAAGTCTAGGAAGGAAACCGCGTAACGCAAGGCGTCGCAGGCGTGATCATCGCCCCCCGGGGTTGGCTCCTCCTTCACGGGCTGGCCGTCCTTGACCTCGCGGTAAGTATAGGACGGTATCTCCTGTGAGAGGCGAGTCGGCTTCTTCTTATCCCTACAGTCGGGACAGACTGAATCAAGGGAGCCAGCGAGGAGGTATAAGCCCCCCCGCTGCCCCTTGTCCCAGCGTTCCCTCACCATAGAGAAACTCGCCGGGAAACCCACTTTGTTCTTATCGACCGGTACGGCGATGTGATATCCCCCGGCGGTCCCCATCCTTCGGTTGAAGAGGGAGATGCTCCCGGGATCTGCACTATCGCACACGAACCGCTGGATGTCGTATTTCTTCCGCACCTCCTCCGCCATATCCGCCCAGTCCACCGCGTCGGTCTGGGTGCGGTAGACCTCGTGGACGAGGTAGGCCGTCTTCTCACTGTCTATGCCGAAGACGAGCATGCTGCCCGGGGCCGTGAATCCCCAGTCGACACCGGCCATGAACCACTCGATCTCCACCGGATGGTCGAAGGATGGGCTGTGTATCGACCACCGCTTGCTGTTGGGATTCTGTTCGAGTTCCCCTTGGATGATGTGGGTNGAGGGGTCGAAGTTCGGCCATATGGCNCCCTCGGCGGTCACCCAGTTCCCGTAGTACAGACGCTCTCTTCGGGCTCCCGAGAGGTTCTCCTTCAGACGCTGGAGGTATTCGGTGGTCAATGTGGGGTTATCCTCGTGCCGTGACTTGATGCGGGTCGTGCGTCCNGCGATGCACCGGCGGTTGAGCCAGTGNTATTCGGCGTCCGGGTTACAGTCCCCGATGAGTTGCTGNTATGGGATCACCCCGTTCCGCAGTGCCCGGTGGAGAGACTCCCACTCATCCTCGGTGAGTTCGGTTGCCTCGTTGACATAAGCAACATCGTACTCTGTAGGAAAAGAGTCTGGTAGCGTTGTCCATGCCACCGAGGACTATGTGGGAGCCATTCGAATAATTATACGAGGTTCGATGACCTCGCTGTTTGTTGGGGTTGATGGACTCGTGCCCCGGGGGGAGAACCTTCTGCTCGAAGGTCACCATCCACGATTCAGTGAGGGACGCTCTGGTCTTGCGGATGACCACGATCCGGCACCCGGGGTAGGTTTCGGCGAGGTAATGGAGGTACTCGCCGATGGCTCTGGACTTCCCTGTCCCGGCTGGCCCGTCCAGAAGCACCTCGAAGTCCTTGCAGAAGAACACCTTGTTCGCTCCCCCGTGGGGGCGGTAGACATACTCCCTGAGTTTCCCGGCGTGGGCGATCATTCAGGAGTCTCCAAGATGATTCGTTTTACTTCGGTGATGCCCACATCCCCGGTGATGTCCTTCTTGTCTCTCCATCCGAACCGGTTCTTCATGTTGAAGATCCAGACGCTGGAGTTCAGGGTCACGCCGGCGGGAGTCAGGAGATTATTCTGTCCGACATCGCACCACCACTTCTCCTCGAGGAGGAGTCCCAACTTTATGGCGTCAGAAAACTTTGGATGTTTGTCTCTCCATTCGTGGATGGTTTCCCGGCTGA